CGGCCGCCTTGTGATGAGTGTTGTGGGTGGAGTAGCCGGCAACATCGGTGTGGTGGGTGTGGCAGCGGGCGCTACCGTCAACGTCGCAACTTCCATCTCCCCGTCGTTCTACTCCACGACGCAGCTGGGCGTCGCGGTCGCTACCTTCCAACCTCCGCTCGGCAACCCGATCAACCTCCTCCCGCTGGTTCCGCTGGGTTACTCAATCGGCCTTGCCAACACTACGGCCAACATCCGCACACTGTACGTGGACGAGTTCAACGTCGCGGTAGAGATCAACTAACCGGAGCCTATCATGGACTTGACAGTTAAGATTGTCCATGACGGGGCGAGGAATGCTTCGGTCCAGTTAACTGGATCGGGGTGTTACAGGTGGAGGGAGGTTCTGCGTATGCCTGACCTCTCTCCCCTCCCCCGTGAAGTCCGAATTGATGCGGTGTACTACGCCGTGTCGGACGGACTCGAGGTTCAGTTCGCTTGGGCGGGAGAAGAGCGCCAGCCCTTCCTCCCTATCTCCGGGCGTGGTCGGGTTGACTTTGGTGAAGTCTCTGGCCTCCACAACACAGCGCTGACGAAGAACGGTAACCTGGAAATGCAGGTGATCGGGCCAGCCAGCAAGGACAAGATCTTTACCATCGTACTGGATCTGTCCAAACACATTGGAGTTGCAAATGGCTAGCTCACAAGCGGTTTATATCAAGTCGGGGGATCAGCCTCGGGCGATGCTGTTCGGGAACGCACAGGTCAATTCCCCCTTCACCACGACGAATCAGAACACTCTTCCGATTTATAAAGAAAGTGTGTTTGCTTCATTCCAGGCGATCTTGACAGGGACAGGGGCATTGACCGGGACTGCGACGTTCCAAATCTCAAACGATGATGCAACGGGAAGAGGGTTCGTGTTTAACAACCGAGCCGCTCCTGGCGCTCCTGTCGGGATTACTTCTGGCACGACTGGCATGACCTCAGCCGCGAATGACTTTGTCCAAGGGATCGTGGGCACCGTCATTGACATGCAAGGGGTTCCGTCAGGGACTACCGTAGTGTCGGTGACGAACGCCGGAGCGCTGGTTATGAGCGCGACCGCTACGTTGACCGTGGCGAATGCTCCGGCGAATTTCCGGGTGCTGGCTTGGTGCGCCACGGCTCTTGCAGTGGTCACGCTGAGCGGATCAACCTTAGTGACAGACGGGTTTACCACCACAGCCCCGTGGCGCTATGTCCGGGCAGTTGTTTCTGGTCTGACAGGGACGGGTGCAACCCTCTCTGTCAACATGGGAGTTTGATATGACTGTTGTTATCAATCCAATTACAGCGGGCAGTGGTGGCGGTGGCAGCGGTAGTGGCGCCAGTTTGGCAACTGCAAACACTTGGGCGCTGGCTCAGTCATCGACGTTATCTACCATCGCCTACGCGGCCACGATCACCATTGACGGCCTGGCGCACAGCAACCACATCGACATCGGCGCCTTGACCGGGCCGATCACGCTGGCGAACCCGACGAACTGGACGAACGCCGGAACCGTGAACATTCACCTCACGCAAGACGTTACGGGTTCCCGGCTGATTTCATTCGGCGCGAAGTTCAGGGCTGTGGGCGGTATCGCTGGCATTACCCTATCGACAGCCGGCAACGCCTGGGACATGCTCAGTTTCGTCTATCACCCGACGAAGGATTTGTATTTCGTCGCAATTGGGAAGGGGGCAGCCTAATGTTCGCGCTGTCTCCTGTGTTTCTGGGCGGCGTGAGCATCGTCGCTGTATCGAATCCCCGCGTTTCGATGATGGGTGATTCAATTACGCAGTTCGGCAGCGGTTATGCCGCTGTGACCGGCACGGCCACGCGCGACGTTGCAGGCGTCGTCACCATCCCCATCACTGGGCACCCTTTCACTACCGGGGATCGGGGATTCTTGGGAAATATGACGGTCGCCACCTACGTGGGCGCGGTGACGATTACGGCTACAGATGCCAATAACGTGAGCCTTGTTTACGATGTGCCAGTTACTGGGGCTGCTGGTACGTCAACACCGGGAGCGCTTGGGGAGTTGCAATACTGGCGTTCGACAAGCGCAGCCGGGACGTGGCAAGTTGTCAACGGCCTTTCGGGTGCCGGTCTGGTGTTCAATGGAAACTATGGCCAGGGAGGCGCATTCTCCACGCAGATGGTTGATGCCATGACCAAGTGTTTGGCAGCACCGACTCCGCCACAAATCGTCATTCTTGAAGCTGGCGTCAACGATGTGAAGGCTGGAACTTCAGCGGCTGTGACATGGGCCGGTATCAAGGCGCTGATTGATCAGTGCTTCGCTTCCAATATCCCTGTCATTACTCTGTCGGTTGAGCCCATTGGCAACGGATTCAACTCTGCGCCTATTTCAGCGGCCACTGTGTCTGTTAACGCGTCAATGTCTGCTTACATGGCAGCGAATCCGAGCAAAGGTTCATTTGCCGATACCTACTCCGTGATGTATGACCCGGCCTCGGGTAATCACGATGTCAAAGCTAACTATACGGGGGACGGAATTCATCCCACACCACTAGGTGCATCGGTCAAGGGGGCAGTTGTCCGTGCTGCACTGGCGCCATGGGCAAATACCACGATTACACCGTTTCCGACGAGTTCGTCGGATGTGACGACTCACCTGGGTCTGACGCTGGTTAATAACTACGGCCCCTGGTCAGGTACGACGACAGCCGCTGGCGGCACCGGTATGTCCGGGGTGCAAGCCACGAAGTTTTTCCCGTTCCGCAATGGTGGAACCGGCACGGGTGTTTGTTCGGTCATCGACCGCAGCAATGCCGCGCTTGGCTGGTGGCAACAAGTTGTTTACACGCCAGGCGGTGCAGATTCTGGGAATATATATATCGACTATTCGGCCTCGTTAGCTGCAGCGGGTGTGGCTATCGGAGACAGGGTTTTCTACGGTATAGAAGTTAGCGCTTCGGGACTGACTGCCTCGAACTGCAATGCACTCTTCTTGCGCATCAATCAAGATTTGACTTTCACAGACTTGCACGCATCCAATAATACGTCGATGCCAGACACGATAAATACGGTTATCTGGTCGCCTAGCCCTATCAAGATTATCCCGAGTTCCACGAATTTCTACGCCGGGCTTGGGTTCCAATTTAGCGGAGTATCCGCCAGTGCTTTGACTCTACGAGTAGGCCGCGCGTTTATCCGCAAGGTCTGATCTGTGAAAAAGTTGAGCGACACAACTACCGCTCACAACTACAGCGCAGCCGCACAGCAGGTACAGCAGGCCTTCGCCTGTGATGTACGCGCCTGCGCCGTTCAGCGCCGCGCCAGCAAGCCAAATAAGGGGGGTGAGGGTGTTTTTCATGCACGTAGTGTTACACGACACGCCGGCCCGTCCACGGCAATTTTGAAGGGAACCTAGGGATGATGCGCCTCCGCAAATTTACCGCCAACATCGTCACCCTCGCGGGCTACGCAACAACGACATACACGCCGCTGATCTAACGAAAGGAAAATCCATGACCCCCATTGACCCTTCTGACCCCCGTATCAAAGCTGCGCTGAAAGAAGCCCTGACCGAATGGCTGAACGATCAGTTCTCCCTCTTCGGTAAGTGGACTCTTCACAGCCTCATGGCGATTGTTTTCGCCGGGGCTGTGATGCTGTTCCTCTGGATGCAGGGAGGCCATAAATGAGCGTGAGTAGTGTAGACGACATGATCGTTCGGGATGAGGGGACGGAGTTCGCCGCCTACCCTGATCCGTTATCTGGTGGCGACCCCTGGACTATCGGGAACGGGCACACAGGGCCGGAGGTGGTCGAGGGCCTGGTTTGGGGCCAGGAGCAGATCGACGCCGCACGGGAGGCTGATATAGCCAAGGCCACGGACGAGTGCCGTGGGGCTTTTGTCTGGTTCGCCGGTCTCAACGGGCCGCGGCAAGCAGTGTTAACCTGCATAGCATTCCAACTCGGTCTTCACGGGTTAAAAGGATTTGTTCATATGCTAGCGTTTGTAGCTTTGGGGGACTGGGCACGTGCTTCTGAAGATATGATGCAGAGTCTCTGGGCGAGACAGACTCCCGCCAGGGCCCAGCGCATGGCAGATCAAATGCGGATAGGAGACTGGGTATGACCGCAGCGGCGAACTTCAACACAGTCGAGCGCGTGATTGTGGAGGCGTATGAAAACGCCGGACTGATCGCTATGGGCAGCTACCCCAACTCGGACCAGTACGCCAGAGGACTGAACAAGCTCAACACGATTGTGAACTATCTTCAAACCCAGGGGATCAAACTCTGGACGCAGGTAGACACTCCAATGGTGCTGGTAACCGGGACGAACTTCTACCCACTGGGGGTAGGCCAGACCGGCATCTCCATGACCAAGCCCCTCCGGGCTCCGTTTGTCTACTTCCTCAGTGCAACAGGCGCTCGCACTCCCATGACGATGGTGAGCTGGCAAGAATGGGTCAATCTCCCGTTGCAGACTTCTGCCCCCGGCCAGCCGGTGAATTACTTCATCGACAAGCAAGCGACGTTGCTTGGAGTGTATCTCTGGCCTACCCCCGACGCACTCTCCGCCACGGGGTCGGCCCACCTTGTACTTCAAACCCAGATCCCGAACGCCCAAGGCCTGACCGACACGACCGCCTTCCCGCCTGAATGGTTCTCCACCCTGGCCTGGGGATTGGCAGATGAACTCTGCACGGGGCAGCCCGAA